GCCTTACGCAGGGCATTGATGGCCTTCCAAAGCTGGGCGATTTCCCGCCGGATATCCGACAGCTTGCGCGATTCAAGATCCTTCTGCGCCTCCTCATCGGACGGCTTCCAGTCGCATCCATGCCAGACCCGTTCGATCCGATCAAAGACCAGTACCTGGCTCTTCACGTTCCGCATCGAATTGAACGCGCGGTTCGCCTCGGCAACGCCGCCGCCAATCGTCTCAACAATGTAGGCCAGTAACTCCGAATTTTCGAGGGTCAGGTTGTGCCTCTTAGGCGGCATCTCTCGGAACGTCGCCCTAAGCGTCGAACCATTTGGAAGGTAACTCATGGTGTAAAACAAATAACTCTACTTTGTCCTCAAGTCAACGGAAATCTACCAATGGTTATTTTCAGGTTATCCTTGGTCTACCTAGCTCATCTAAAGATAAGCCTCCCCTTTCTAAAAAAGGGGAGAGGCTTATTCCGAAATCGGAAAGCTTGCTCCCCGCCTTTGAGGGCGGTGACGCTTCCGTTTCGGAATAAGGGTTGGAACGCGTTTGTGTCGCTTACTCGACATTCGAGAATGCTGTTTAATGGAGCGGAAATGCCCCGTAGAGCGTTCGACAGGTCGTTTTCGACTCTACGGACAGTTTCGAGCATGACCGCGCTAGAATCGATTCGATGAAATGACATGGTTTTGGATGCTCAGATTGGCCCACCTTTTATCTGCTGAAAAGTTAGCTGGACGAAGTTGGCTTTTCACTGACTCGCTCCACCACCGGATAAACATCATAGTCCTCCGGCACTTCGACCGGGACGACGCGAATGCGGCCTTGGGTATACTCGCCGGGGTTGAGTTCCTTTGCCGTCGCCTCGGCATCCTTGCGCGCGCGGAATTCGAGCGTTTCGAAACGAATGACCCGTTCCTTCAAATCGCTCCAGCCAATTGCGCCAGATATCTGAACCTTGAACTTGGGCGGGGCGAACAGATTACGGCTCATGGTAGCGTCCCCCATTGCGGATGAGCCGGATGATGGCTTCCGAATCGTCGATGAGTTGCTGCCGACGCTTCTCGCCCTCGCCTGTATTATCGGTAGATCGATACATGCGGGCGTAAAAGAGCGCATGTTCAAGGTTGATGAGAGCATCCGACACCTGATCCAGGCGCATCGATGCTTCCAGAAGGACAGGCGATTTCAGCTTGTCCGATAGAATGTCGAGCGTCGTAATGAGTTCGCCGAGGGTTGTGTCCTTGCTCACGGCGCATCCTCCGGTTCGCAGGTTTGAATGAGTTTGTCGCCCTGCTCGCGTTCGATAATGAGTTCCAGGATTTGATTGCCGTCCGCGTCCGTAATGGAGCAGATATGCTTATCCTCATCATAAATCGAAAGCGGTGTGACGCCTTCCGCTTCGCATTCGCCGGTTACGATGGCATTGAACAGATCGACAATCGTCTGGGCGTTGGTTTTGGACTGAATGGTTAGTTTCATTTCTCGGTTAGGTGATGGTTCTCGGTCTGCTCGCGCGTAGAGTTTTCAAGTGCATCAAGTTTTCGCATGACCCGTCGGCCATAGGCGCGTGACGATGATCTTCTAAGGGCTTTTGGCCCACCTTGCCAGAGCCGAGCTAAAGATTCGTCGCTGAGGTGCTGGCCGTAGTGAGCGAAGTAGCTCTCCGCGATGAAAATTGAGATGGCGCGGTTGGTTACCTGCGCGTGGGAATAGTCTGTTCCCATGATGCGATTGATATCGCGCACCATGATCGACTTGATCTGCAACGCGCCTAGCTCGCCATGACGGCCTCGGGCCTGATCGTTGCCGCCGGATTCGACTTGGATGAGAGCGGATAAAAGGAGTGGATGCATGATATGATTCGGTTTTGAGGTTTATTCGTTGGATTTGATGATTTCACGAACCACACGACCGCCGAATCGTTTGACCAGTCGATGCGCGTCGCGCTTGGCGTTTCGACCTTGGAACGTGTACTCGCTTCGACCGTAAAATGCCGTCCAATAGACTTTCATAGCTGGCCTTTCGCCTTGGCAATGATTTCGCGCGCGTAGTCTAAGTCTTCATCATCGGCCATTGGATGCGCGAGACGTTCAAGCGCGGTGAGAAGATCGGGGGCGGATGCGATGAGGTGCGCGTTTGCAAGCGGTTCGTCGATATGCGGGGCAAATGCGCTCACGTTGATGAAGGCAAGGGATAGCGCGCCGTGTGTATGGTTCACCGATTCGTCGCGGCCATCGATGATCTTAAGAGTCGAATGCGTCGGGTCGAATTGATCTTCGTCGAATCGTACAAGCCAAGGTCCGGGAGTATGGGTTTTCATTGGGTTCAGGCGTAAATGTTTTCAGTTTCGGGAGTTTCAGCAGGGACAATTCGGAGAGATTCGAGGAATTCGGACAGTTCTGAAAACTCCTCGCGCGCGGCAATGGCTGCTTTTCGCGTGGGGAATAGACACGGTTCGTAGTTCTCGCCGTCGTATGATGCGCGGAGGTCTGACCAGCCGCCGGTTGAGGTTGAGAGTTGGATTTTGTAGCGCATGGGATTTAGGCGTTGACGGTGTATTCCGACGCGAAACGAATGCCCTCCGCGCGGCCTGATTCGGAACCGCCAAGGACGATTGACTCACACGCGGAGTCCGATAGCTGGCGCGAAAAGGCGTTCCAATGCTCGCGCGCGTCGCAATGCGGGATGCCGCAGTCGCGGTGCAGGATATGGGCGAAGGAGGAATAGAAGTCGTCGCGGACCTCGCTGACTTGCTCGTCCATTCCGATTTCGCGCATCAAGTCCGCATCGATTCGGTCCAGGCGCATCAGCGGAAGAATGGATTCGACAACGAAATCACGAGCGTCGGACCAGACTTGCTGGTATGCGTTGGTTTTAATCCACAAAGAGCCGTCGTCGAATAGATGATAAATCGATGCATCGCCGCCCGATCCTTCGCGAAAAGATTCGCTAATGTTATCCGCGAACGGTGGGAGCGTTTCGATTAGGTCATGCTCCTCATCCGATAGGAATGAGTCCATGACGTAATTATGTCGGATGTAGGCCAGCGCGGATTGCGGGAGATTATCCGCGTGGAATGATTGCAGAATCGTGTCGCGGGAGATGATGCGTTCGAGGATGGGGAGCAATTTTGGATTCATGATTCGGATTTATTTTGAGGAAGGACTCATGGCCTACCCTTTCGCAGCACGCTTTCGCATGATGCGCGGAGGATAGGTCAGGAATCAGAACAACTGAATGACGATTCCGCCGTCGAATTCCACAACTTGGGTTTGCTCTCGGAGCCATTCAATTGACGCTTCCTCACGAGTTAGGACCGTGTTTTTCCAAACAAAACCGTATTCTTTCGCGGCTTCTTTTGCGGAAGGATATTCGGCCCATTCGCAGCAAATGCCGATCGGGTCGAGTTCGAGTTCAACGCCGCAATCTTCCTCGTAGTTTTCGAGATAATCGAAAAGAGCGAAAAGCGCGTTTGTGCTGAACTGATCCTTGCGCCCACATGTTTCGAAAGCCCGCACGAAGTCGTATTTGTTGACTGTTGTTTTCATGGATTGGATTTGTTGAATCGGGTTTGATTTGTTGAATCGGCTTTGATTCGCCGCTATTCCCTACCGTTGCCGATAAGGAAGCGCGGGGAATCAAAGGCGGTTCAGGATTGCTTGAATTGATCGGCCCAATTCAGCGCGGATTTGATCGTCAAATTGATTGGCTTTGGAGCGGATTTGATCGGCTTCCTTGCGCGCGGAAGCAATGATTCGATCAGATTCGGCTTTGGCTTCGCGCAATATTGCTGCCGATTGCTGCCGCGATTCGGTAAATCCCAAAGCGCGGGATTCAACGCAATCGTCCGCATCAATCGCGAATTCGATAGCTGGCAATTGATCGGCAAGCCAAAGCGCGGAATAGGAATTCACGCCAAGCAAGGCAACGGTATTGCGGAGGATATGCTTTTCGTCTGATTTGGATAACATGGGATTTGTGGTTTGGATTTGTATTTGATTGCCGATTGCTGCCCACCGATTGCCGATGGGCAGGGTATCGGGAATCAAACCAGTTCGGCGTATGAATAGGATTTCAAATCGGCGCGGATTGAATCGGCAATTCCAGATTCGAAAGCCTCCCAAAGGGATTCAGAATCCTCTGATTCGTTGAATTCGTGGGCGATAAATTCGAATGGGGAATAGTCACGGGAACCGGATTCGGCGGCGAAGCAAGGCAATTCGTGGTATTCGGCGATATTTTCCGCCGTGACGGTTTTGCCAAGGCCAACGTAGTCAACGCAACGGCTGATAGTGTCCCCAATCTCGGGGACATTATGGCAAGCGATGCCGTGGCCATGATTCCAACCTAGGCGATAGGCACGCTCTAAGGTTGAATCGGAGGCGTAGAAAGCGGGGATAGTTTCGGGATAATTCATGGGATTTTAATGGTTGGGGGTGATGCCGAAATGGGATTCGAGGTAGCCCAAGGCAAGGATTGCAAGGGTAAACAAGGCAAGGATTGCCAAGCGTTTGAGGGTTGAGCGTTTCATGTGGGGACAGACTAGGGTGGACGATGGAAAGAGTCAAAACTATTTTTGATTTATTTTTAGAAAGGTGCGAAAGGTGCGATTTCATTGGGGAAAACGAGGGAAAAATTTTTGAGAGCGTTTGCCTGGCGAAGTGAAAGGGGGCGAAAAGGAAGGATTGCGAAACAGTGCCTTGGATTGCAAGGTAGCGACGATGAAACCGGAGCAATGGACGAAAGCCAAAAGCCTCTACCTTGCGGGGAAGACATGGGGGGCAATTGCAAGCGACTTGGGATTGAATCAGTCAACTCTACTTTCGAAAGCCTCACGGGAAGGATTGCCCAAGGTGAGGAAGGAAATGCGGAACACTGTTTCCTCTAAAGAAACAGTTTCCCTAGAAAGTCTCTCCGCACTAGTCCGTTCGAAACTAGCCGCCGATGCCGCCAGCACGCTCGAAAGGATTGACGGCTACGCATTGGATGGAATCCGCGATGAATCAACACGGGAGCAAATCCTTGGTTCAGTCGCCAAGCGCAGTGCGCTGGTCTTCGGATGGTCTGAACAAGGTGAGAGCGCCAGCGTCTCAATCAATCTACTCGGTTCGATGCCTGATCGAATCTCGGAAATTCAGGTGGCGGGAGAGACTGGTTTGAAGTGAATATAACAGTGATTGTGCAAGACTGGCGGACTTATAATCAGGATAAGTTTTACTTATGACAGAAAAGGATTGTTTTTGGCCGGGGAATAGGTGATGGGGACGGCCTGGTGCCAGCCCCCTTTTGGGGGTGGGCTTCGTTTACGATACCCCCCTCAAAAATTTTCCGCCTTTTTGACCATGCTAAACAAAATCAAAATTGGTCAAAGTATTTCTCTCTCAACAGCGGAACGTAAGCTCGCCCATTTCGTGGCTAAGAATCGAAATGGTAAGAATCGATATTTCAACGTGGTGAACCTAAAAATCAGCGCGGAAGATCCGCATACGGTCGATCTTGAGGGAATTTGTGGCGAGCTGGCTTTCTGCAAGCTGTTCAATGTTTATCCTGATTTGGATACGGATCGTAACCCTCCGCATCCGCTCTATGACGCGATTGTCCCGCCACCACCGGGATTTCGCATCGATGTAAAAACGACCAAGTATGACAATGGAAAGCTATTGGTCGATGCGCGCAAAGGCTCGAAAACTGACGGGGTGGATTTCTACGCTCTGATGACGGGAACTTTTCCAGGTCCGTACACATTCCGTGGAGTCATCGCGAAGGAGCATATCATCCAACCCCATAAACTTGGCCTACTCTGTGGTTACAGGAGCTACATGGCAGAGCAGTCGGAGCTGACCGATGAGTTTGCGGCCAATTACTAATTGTCATTGACACTTTAGTCGCCCTTATGCGTCAGTGCGCGTAACGACCTTAAGAGCGGCGTTTGCTTGGTCAACGAACGCACCCTGTCTAAGCGGCAATGACGCTCCGCAGTTGGTAGCAGGTTGGATAATCAGCCACCGTGTGGTGGATGGATGGCCAACCATAACGCAGATAACGTCGGTTTACTTTTTCATAACATGGCTTGTCCTAATGTCTTTAACGCCTTTGCGGTGGCGACGGAGTCGCTCGCTCAGGACGTTTATAAACGCGCCTCGTACCGTTCGATGTGGTTGAACCTCATTGAGCGCGGCGAGTATCCTCAGGGTACTGGCTTGACCCAGACCTCGTTCACCACGACCAGCATCGAGCCGACTGCGGCTGAAACTTGGTCGTCCATCACCCTTGCTACCGGCAATCCCGGTGACAACGGTGGCGCTTGCGATGTCACTTACAATGACGTTCCGGTCGGCTACAATGCCGTCACCTGGGGTCCTGAGCGTTTCGCCCTCAAAGGTCCGCTCCTATGTAAGGACGACCTGACCTTCGACCATCGCGTCGAGGCGTTCTTGCGTGTGTACTTGGAGAAGCTCTCCATCCGCGCTCAGCGTTCTTGGGAAACCCGCTACCAGAACACCTTCGCCAAGTTCGCCATCAAGGCGATTGCTGATTCGAGCTTCACTCAGACCGAGACTATTCCGTCTGGCGTGAATGAGTTCCCCTGGATCGATGGCGTTTCGACTGGTCAGGCGCTGAATCAGTCTACCTCCGAGCTGACGCAGGAGATGCTGGATGTCGCCGCCGCAACGCTGATCCGTAACGGCGCTACCAATCCTGATAGCTCTGGCTTCATCAGCTACAGCAGCGATGGTCCGGTGTTCCCGCTCTACATCGGTCTGGAGGCTTCGCAGCGTATCGCTCAGAACAACCCCGCGTTCCGCGATGATCAGCGGTACGCTGATATGGGCAGTGGCGAAGGCGCGCAGTTGCTCAAGCGGATTGGTGCGAATCGGGTGATTAAGAACTTCCGGCATGTGCCGAATCTGTTTCCGCCCCGCTTCACCTACGCTGGCGGCAAGTACACGTTGGTGCAGCCGTTCACCAGCGCTTCCGGCACGAAGGGTACGGTCTACAGCGTCAATTCGAGCTGGACGACTGCTCCGTATGAAGCCGCATTTGTTGTCACCCCGTATGTGTTCAAGTCGCACATCGTTCGCCCCGTGAATCGCGTCGGCGATTTGAGCTGGATGCCGACCAACTACATGGGCGAGTGGCAGTGGGTGACTGGCGCGTACAAGCTCAACGTGGATTGCGCCGATCCGCTGGAGAAGAAGGGTCAGCACTACGCTGAGTTCGTGCATGCCCCCGAGCCGATCTTCGCCAATCAGGGCATGACGATCATCTTCCGTCGTTGCACCGGCGCTTTGACCACGGTCATCTGCTCTTAATTTGAGTTGGTAATTAACAGGCCCGTAGGCGTGAAAATGCTTGCGGGTTTTTTCTTTTCGGCGATTGTGGCAACCGGATTATCTCATAGGTTGTTTGTCTCACAGCTCCGTTGTTGGAGCAGCCCCTCATCGGCCCGAAAGGCTGGTGGGGGGTTTTTGATTGACATACATGCCATGAGTCTGATGCTCGCTTCATGCCGGTATTTACTCTCCCCAAAGGCGTCGAGGTTCCTGAAAATCTCCAGGAAGGCGAAAAGTTTCAGACGATGGCAACGCTCACTCTGAAGAAGAATGGCAAGGCCGAATTGTGCGAGGTTGATGGCCAACCTCTCGCTGGTTACGAGGCGAAGGAAAGCGAGAAGGAGAGCGAAGGCACGATGAAGGGACACGGCATGGAGGAGAAGGGCGAGATGGTTCATGGCAAGGGCGGCGGAGGCGGCTTCATCGCTGAGGTGATGCAGCGCGGACGCGGTCCGATGGCTTAAATTCTAAACCGATATGCCAAACATCACATGCGACGAGGCGGAGACGCTGATCAATGAGGCGGCGTCGCTGGGATGTCGTTCTCCGCGTGAGGTTGAGCTGGCGAAGCTCGCTTTAGAGAATCGCATTGCCGCTTACCTTCAGGGCGGTGGAGCGGCGCGCGGTGCGTATCGGAGCGTGACGACCAGTGGCAATGTGGTGAGCGGTGATTATCTGATCATCGCCGATGCTACCACCGGAGCGATTACGTTGAATCTTCCTCCTGCTGCGCTGGTTCCAGGTCGTATCTACGTTATCAAGCGCATCAATGCTGGCGCGAACACGGTGACGGTTGATGCGAATGGGTCGGAGACGATTGATGGTGCGTTGACTCATGTTCTGTCTCCTCAGTGGAATTCGATTACGATCATCTCGAATGGGACGGCTTGGTTCATCACTTCGCATCCGTTCTAAAATATCATGCCAATCATCTCCTGCACCCAAGCGGCTGACCTGATTGCTGAGGCTCAAGGAGCTTCGTGCAAAAGTCCGCGCGAACGCATTCTGCTGGAGATTGGCCTACTCTGGGAGGCGTCGATTCTTGGCGGAACAGCTGATATCACGGCGGATAACACGGTGATTACGGCTGATTCCACGATCATCACGGCGGACATGACGGAATTCATCTAACCATTAACAAACCTTTTAGGATACACCCACATGGCAAAACAGACCATTAACATCGGCGCAGCACCGAACGACGGAACGGGAACTCCGCTTCGCACTTCGTTCGATTACTGCAATCAGAACTTTACCGAGATATACACCGCTCTTGGTGGTGGTGTCGCCCTTCCTGGCGCGACGACTCAAGTCATCTTCAATGATGGCGGAACAAATCTGGCCGGTGACGCTGGCTTGGTTTACAACAAGACGACCGATGCTCTGACTATTGGAGGAGCTGTTAATGCCGCCTCCGCCACCATCACCGGCGCACTGACGGTGGACACCACGACGCTGAAGGTTGATGCGACGAATCATCGGGTGGGTATTGTTCAAGCGTCTCCTGCTTATCCGCTAGATGTCACTGGAATCATTCATTCAACCCAAGACGTTTATGCTCTTGGTGGTCGTATTGCGCTGTATCGGTCTGCTGGAGCAAGTTATTTTGACTGGTCGACTTCTCAGGATCTTGTCTGGCGACAGGTGACTTCCGTTGGTGGTGCTGGTGCATCACCTTTGATGACTTTGAACTCCACGGGGTTGGGCGTGGGTGGAACTCCAATCACCAAGTTCTTTGTTCAGGATGCAACGCTTACTGGTGCGAGCCAGATTCGCGAGCAAGTTATCCGCGCCGCTTCAGACAACACAAACAACAGCCTTAATTCGCTTGTTGGATTCACTTTTTCAGCAGCGGCTGCGGCATACTCAGCCGGAAGTCTTGTAAGGTCCTCCGGTGTTTACGGCATCAACCTCGACAACGCTGCGTTTGGCCGTCGGATGGGATTGGTGTTCTACACGTCAGAGCAAGATGCTGCCGCTCTTGAGCGGATGCGGATTGATAATTCGGGCAACGTGGGCATAGGCGTTGCGCCGAGTGCGTGGGCGGCTGCTGTCAAAGCATTGCAAATCGGCGCAGTTGGATGCGTTTCTTACGACGGAACCAATTACGACATCGCTTCCAATCGCTACCTCGCTTCTGGCGGTACTTCGACATACATCGCAAATGGTCGTTCTGCGATGTATAGGCAGGTTTCAGGAACGCATCTCTGGTTTTATGATACCGGAACGCAACTCGCTGGAGGAAATTGCGCATTCACCCAAGCGATGACGCTCGATGCGTCGGGGAATTTGCTGGTGGGGACGGTTACTTCACCGACTGGAACTAAAGTTGGAGCGATTACAAAGCTAAGCGGTGTTTCTGTTGAAGGAACTTCTTACACAAGTGTTTCAACTACGCCGGTTGCAATTGCTAGACCAATAGGGACTGGCGGTTTGTTTTTTGTTGCAGGATTCAACACAAGTGGTGGAGCGCAAGGTTGGTGGCTGGTTGCAACTATTGGAGGCGGAACTCCAACCGTTATCGCTAATGGAAACTCGACGGGACTGACGGTTGCTTTTACTGTAGTTTCTGGTGTTATTAATATGAACACCACATCTGGAACACTTTCAGTAACCTCATTCGCAATCACAAATTGATTTAACACTTTATGGCTACTATTAACTGGATCATCGAACGCCTTCTCTGCAAACCCGCAGAAGGCAGTCTCACGGACGTTGTGATTACCGCCGATTGGCGATGCAACGGCTCGCAGGATAACTACAGCGGCACTTGCTACGGCTCCTGCTCATTTGCTCCGCCGAGTGGTTCTGGATTCACGCCGTACGATCAGTTGACCGAGCAACAGGTGCTGGACTGGTGCTTCGCCAATGGAGTCGATCAAGCGGCCATCGAAGCGAACGTCACCGCGCAAATCGAGAACCAGATCAATCCTCCGATCATCGCTCCTCCGCTGCCGTGGCTTCCTCCGGTGGAAATCGTCCCTCCGATGTTGCCGCAGGTGGAGCCGCCGCTCGTCAATGCGGAAACTCCTGTCTCCGCTGTTGACGAACAGCCGGTTGTTTCGGATGCTCCGGCGGCATGATTAAAATTGAACTGACTCCCGAACAAACAAACGCCCTGCTGCAACTCGTTGAAATCGGAATGAAGGCTGGGAATATCAACAATATCCGAGCCGGACTTCCTCTCTTCGAACTCATCCTAGAAGCTACCAAACAGCCGTTTCAGGAAGTTGCCGCTAACTAACAACGCACGATGACGGACCACCACGCCTTTTTAAGAGACATCTCAATCGGCGTCGGTGGTCCGGCCATCGGCATTCTGGGGAACGCAATATTCTCCGATCCTCATCTCAAGACTGCATCATTGGCACTTGGAGCGTTCGCCGCGCTTCTTACTTGCGCCGTGAAAGCAGTCGAACTTTATCGCAAACTCAAAAACGACAAATGAACGCTAATATCTCCTCTCTTCTCCGCCATATCCTGACCGCCGCCGGTGGATTCTTCGTTGCTAAAGGGCTTGCCAGCGCTGATCAGGTTGCTGAATTGGCCGGTGCTGCTGTCAGCATTTCTGGCGTCGCTTGGTCTATCTGGAAGAACAAGCAATCAGCCGCTAAACAGGCGGAATGAACTTCCTGGCCGACCTCGTTATGAAGCTGGTCATCTGGCTTCATGCGCTGACCAAGCAGGACATCACAAATGAAGACGCAAAGAAGCAACCTGATCTTAAGCGCGGTCTTCTTGATCGTGTGCGCGAGCATGAGCGTGAGCTGCGCGAGCCGGGTGATTTACGTCCCCCACGGTGAGCCGGTGAGGCTCGCTGAGGACGTTAAGGCCAAGGTTTGGGTCGTTGACGCGAGCGGCAAATCGGTGCGTAGTCAGAACCGTATTACCATCCATGAAGGCTGGTACGCACTTCCGAAAGAGTAATTGATTCAAACAAAAATCCCCCGGTGGCAATAAAAACCATCGGGGGATATTTGCTTTAGCGTCCGAGCGACTTCATCACGCTGGCAACGAAGTCCTCGCTCTTGGCGGCGTTCGTGTTCGAAGGACGAGAACCGCCAGATGTTGCTTTCGATGTAACTCCAGGCTCGCTTCCGCGATACTTCGAGAGTTCAGCTTGCAGGCGCTTGTTCACCTCGACCTGAGCATAGAGCAGTTCGCGGTACTTCGGAGCAGCAGCGGCCCACAGAGCAGCCTTAGCGAGGTCTTCCTCACTGTTCTCGCCGTTGAATATCTGCTGGGCGAGACTCAGTCGGCCATTCAGCTCGGTGTTCCATTCCTCATCTCCTTCACGCGGCTCAAAGATTTCAAGCGCGCGAGCATTCTCGCTCACCTTAGCCCAAGTCTTGGTGGCCGACTCTAGTGCAGCCTTAGTGCCTTCCTCGTTGTCCTGCTGATACTTGGAGATGACGGCGTCGTAATCAGCCTTCGCCTCGGAAATCTCTGACGCGCGTTCGCCATTGATTTCGTCGTACTTCACAATCAGCGCACCGAGCTTTGCCTTCTTGGACGGAGAAAGCCCTTCGACAATGTCGTCGATCTGCGAGTTGCGATAGTCGCTCTCGGGAGACTTGAGTAAGCCAACGAGTCGTTCGCCTTCAGTTCCAACAAGGTTCTTCACGGAATCAAAGACGCCGCTAATCTTGCCTTCGTACTTCTTGACGAATTCAGGGTGACGCTCGACATCAAGGATGCGAACACGCTCGGAAAGTGTATCACGCTCTTCCTGCAACGCTTTAAGCTGCGCTTCATAATTCGGATTGGCAGTCTTTCCAGACTTCAGTTCATCCAACTGTTTGGCTAGCAAAGCCTTCTCTTCCTTGATCTTGCGGAAAGCATCAGCGGCCTTCGTTGACTTGATCGTCTCGGGAATATCGGAATCAGCGTCCGTAGAAGTCGGAGCCTCTGGCGTTTTCTTGCTGCTGCCAAACATCCGCTCGATATCCATCTCAGCCTTGCTGAGCTTGGAAGCGTCTGCGGATTTTGCGGCTGGCTTCTGAGTTTTAGATTTCGGCTCCTCAGTAACCTGCGATGCAGAATTGGCCGACTCATCAGCCAATGCAGCGTCATCAATTCCGCTTGCCTTGAAAGCGTCGATGAACGAGCTGCCGAAGTCAGGAGTCGTGCCGTTGTTGGTGATAGGTGAGTTCAGTGGTTCTTCCATAATTTGTTAGTATTGCTTATCGAATGTCGCTTCTGGTTCTTTCGCTGTTTCAATTACCGCCAATTTACGAAGGTTTTCAAGACAATGCGCGTAGCCAGCGGTTACGCCAGCAGCGAAAATAATGTCCGATTCCTTGCTGCCATGAGACGGCATCGGAACTGGCATTGATTCAGCCACGATGCGTAAAGCCATCCGAAGAATCGGATTTTGCAGAATTTGAGCGAGTTCAGCCTGTTGGCCATCAGTCTGCCAATCGGCAATGTTTACGTCAGGCAACTCCAGCAGGTTCTTCGGGTTCTCGTTCTTCAAGCCTCTTAGCCAGTTCATCATATCTTGTTTTAGTGTTTCGTTTCAGTTTGTGCTTCGGTGGAATTGGATCGATAACCTCATCCAATCGGATCGGATTCTCTTTGTTGACGACATCGCGATTTGGTCGGATGACCTTGGTGATTTCAAGCATGTCGCCCAGCGGCAGCTTGATGTAACCACAATCAACATCGTTGATGCCGTACGATACGACGAATTGATTTTTTGCGATGTCGAAGAATGCTCCACACGGGAACACAACAGCCGGAAGTCCTGGCCACCAGTCTTGCTGATTTGTTCCGGTCAGGATCGGCAACGTCGTCATCCGAGCGATGCGAAATGGAGGCTTTGCATCGAATGCGTACGCGCCCATGTAGTAACGACGCTTCTTGTTTATCCACGGCAAAGAACTGTGGAAGAATGTCCAGTACAGGCCATCGACAAGGATTGGATTTGAGCCTCCTCGAACTTCACCAAACTTCCAGAGCGGATTGAACTCGTCTGTGATGTATTTCGTTTCACTCTCAAGACGCCCATTAAGGCGCACAACAACATGAGGATTGGCCGAATACAGCAGATGTGGCGCGTTATCGTGGACGAAATAGAGCCAGTTCTTCTCATGGCCATCGTTCACCATCGCCTGAGCCAAATTGTTTCCGTAAATCGGATCGAATCTGGCCACGTTTGAAAACTGGGCATCAAGCAGGAACATCGCCTGATGCGCGTATGATTTTAGCGGAACGAAGGTGCAGCAACTTAATCCATACTTATCGCCAAACTTTAAGACGCGAGGATCTTCGAATTGCTCGTTTGGATAGCTGGAATTGAGCTGAATAATAGCCTTTTTTGTGGCTCTCAAATCGTTGTTCAGCTCGAAAACAGTGATGTCATTCTTCTCGATGTAGACATCGTCATCTTTCTCGCGCTTGCTGCGGCATCGTCGCGTAAAAAGCAGAATCTTTCCGTCAGGCTCCCGCATGATTGCAGGGTTGAAGTAGTACGTTCCAGCTTCTTTCGGAAGCCCAATCTTGCCCACTTCCCAATCGACTTGATCGGCCAGAATTGGGACATCATTTTTTGCGTAACTCATAAGAAATTCAGAGGCAAATTTGACCTCATCATATTGAGCGAGCCAATAGTCACGCTCCTCGCGGACCTCGGTCAGATGCTCTTCATGCTCCTTGGCACGAATCTCAAGCGTTTTGCGAAGGTCTTCGATCTGCATGAGAAGATCCGAAGGACCATCGCCACCATTGGCGAAGCGTTTGAGTGCTTTGAGGCTGATGCTTCGGATGATGTCTCTCATTTCAATCAGATCATTGTACTTGGTTGCCCGTTTTGTGTTGCAAGCGGGGGAACCAGTGAATAATGGCTAATTGTTGGAAGCGTTCTTTTTTGAAGCTGAATGTCGATTGGCGCGTACATCAGCTCGTTGGTTTCGATTAGATGCCTGACCGCAGTATTACGCACCATATAAGCATGCGTACACATCGGTGGATGCGGAGTGTGAACTATACCTTCACGCACCATTACCATTTTAGGATCAAGGCAACAGTGGCCCACAAAAACAAACTGCCAGTCGCTTGGAAGATTCTCGATTTTAGCCATCAACTTCTCCTTGAAGCCGTCGCAAAGCTCAACGTCATCCTCAACAACAAAAAAGTAGTCATCATCAAGGTACTGCATAATTCTCCAAATTGTGTAATGCGACATCGAGCATCCAAGAATGCATTGGGGGATTCGATATGTCGGACCATCTTCGGGCTTCCAATTGGGATGATCGTCAAGATAAGAAAGCCTTGTTTCTAACCCCATCTTTTGTGCATGAATTGCGTCAAACAAATGAAAGTCAATGCCATGACTCTTCAAATGCCCCGAAACTGTTTCCCGTCTTTTAGTTGCTGACTTTAGAGAAACGCAAAACGTCCTTGGAAACTTCATTTGTTGGTTATTAAGATTGCTGATTTATTGAATCCGCCAATGTTGAACATTCTCAAGAGCTTTGAATTAGGCCAGTACAACACGTTGATCGGCCTGTATCCTCCCGCATCTGTGTTTGAGTTTGATTCGCAGTGGTCGTTTACAACTAAAACATATTTGCTTTTTGATGCGTGTCCCAATATTTTATCGCATTCAATTAGCGGAAGATGTTGAAGAACATCTTTGATGTGAACAAAATCAAAAGACTCATTTATTTCATGAATTTCTTGGTTTGAAATATCTGTTCCTTCTGGAGCTTTTGATTTCGCAGCTATAACCGCATTTTTGCTGACATCAATACCTTTATATCTGATTCCGGTAAAATCAAGCTGCTCTGCCAACTGCCAATCTCCGCATCCGACATCTAAAAATGATTTTACATTTAGTGAACGAATAAGATCGCTTAAATAAGAAACATATTCAGTTGTGTTTGATTTGTTAGAACCCGGACCAGATCCGCCGTTCCATTTATTGTGTTCGTAGATATCGTCAAAGATATTTTGAAGCGTGTTCACAGTAGACGTTTTCTTTTTTATTTATAATTTCTTCAGTTAAAGAATTCATTCGCTCGGTGTGGTACGACCTCCACAAATGGGCGACAATGCAACCATCAAGAGAATGCCCTGGCTCCCAATATTTTCCAGATCCACAATGGATAAATCCAAGCATTTCAAAATCAACTGCTTTGCAAAGCCCCGGATTTTCTCTGTGCAATTTCCAAGGGTATTGGACAGAGATTTCGTTCCATCCACCTCCATCAAACTCTTGCCATTTCTGGAGCCATTTCCACTGAAACTGGCCGTGCATCCTGCTGTACATGACTGCATTGCAGAGTCCGATGGTGCCTTCTCCGCAAAACTCACGCCCTAAAACAGCATCATGCTCAAGCCATTCTTTAGGAAAAGGAGCCAACGTAATCGTGTCCGTATCGGCGTAAACGCCACCCATCGCGTACAAAACCGTGTGGCGAATCAGATCAGCGCGATGCTGATGCCGAGAAATAAACTTCCCATTCCATGTCGTGAAGTTGTCTACCGGCATTATCCGAACTGGAACCTTAGCCTTCAGCTTTTCCCAATGCTCTCCAGTGGGTTCATTTGGACACCACAAGAATACGTTCCAGTCAGGATTGTTCATCCACGCCGAAGCAATTGCGATTCTGTCGCAAATGTTGAAGCCGTCGTCGTGAAGACCGTGTACGAAGTGTATGTTTTTCATCCCTGTCGCGCCAAGTTAGACTCAGCAGTTGCGTTCGCTCGCTGAATATCAGCGGTGGTCTTAGCATTCCGGCGTGACAAATCTGCCATCGCCTTCGTGTTCTGACGTTGAATGTTGGCCATAGTCTCGGCGTTCTGGCGAGCGATTTTTGATTGAACTTCAGCGTTGAGAACGGCGGTCTTTGGA